GACACGCGCCCGGTCGTGGGCGGAGACATAGCACCGCGTGGCGCGGCCGATCTCATCGCACGAAGCTGTCGGAAGATCCGCGTTGGCCTCAGTGGCGAATGAAAGGATGAGTGCCATCAGCCGACGATCCAATTAGCCTCAAGGCCCATGAGGGCCAGCGGCCAATGCGATGCATCGGCGGGATTGGGAGTCCATGGTGTGCTGGCATTGCCACCTGAAAGAGGGAACCCATCCTGCGATCCCGCGGCGGTGACCTGCTGCACAAAGGCAGACGCGGCACCCGTGAGCGCCCCCACGACGCGTGCCGATGTTGCATTTGCAGGAAGCCCAACCGCCACGATGGCATCGCGTCCAGCGAAGTCGGCGGCATCAGTCAAAAGGCTTACAACGCCGCTCGTATCGACACTAACGGTAAGGTTTGCCACAGCAGAAAGCGGGTCGGCAAATTGTGCTTCTTCGCCCTTCGCGAGCGTGCCCGTCCAATCCCAGGCGCTAGCCCCGCCGGCCCACACCTTGACCTCTTGCGGCCCGAAGTCGAATGCATTGGCCCAGGTCATATCTCGCCTCACTCAGTGCGGCGCGAGGCCGGCTTGATGGTGGCGACCTTGCCGCCGGATTCGTGCTCGACTCTTGGCTTACCCATCTCGGCGATCAGGTCGGCCAGCGGCTGCTCGCCCTTGCCCGGAATGCCGGCGTAGGGCGTGCCATCGATGATGGTCAGGTAGACCGCGCCCAGGTCGGCGCAGAGCTTGGCTGCGTCGGGCACGTACAACTCGCCATCAGCGACCCAGGCCTCGGTGTCTGCGCTCATGCGACCCTCGCTAGGGTGAAACGTGCCTCGGCGTCCTTGTAGGACTTACGCAGGTACTCGCCCAGCGAAACGCGTTCGTACCTGCGGCACAGATAGTCCAGCGTCAACGGCATCACGCAGAAATCGCCGTCGCGGACCTCGTTAAGCACCACGACGCCCCGCCAGTGGTTCTGGCCTTGGGCGCCGCGGTAGTCCTCGTCGTGTAGGTAGCAAGAGCCGGCCACAAGGCCGTGCCACGTTGCCCCGCTTGCCTGTATGCGGGTGCCGTACCGGAAGCCCTGCTCGTGGCCCTGTACGAAGCTCGCGCCGATCTTGTTCAGGCGGTTGTCGATCGTCCCGCCGATGGCATGGCTGGAATGGCTCGACTGGAAGTAATGCGAGTACAGCACTCCGTCCTGCCACACCCGCTCCAGGAACGGATGGCGCTCGAAGTCCCGCGTGTTCAGATGATGCCCGCCAAGCGTGCCGGCGAACTTCGGGGCCGCGTTAATCGCCCGATGGATGCGGTTCTCATGGTTTCCGAACAGGAACAGCTTGCGCGGGTTCCAGTGGCGCTGCTTGCGGCGCACCAGACGCGCTTGCTCGGCTTCCAGCGGTCCACAAAGCGTGGCGAAGGTCTCATTACCGGCCGCCACATCGTCCTCGTACCGGGCGCCTTCCATCTTCAGGCTGCCCGGGCCCTCGTGCAGCGACAAACTGGGCATGTCCCACCAGTCACCGATGTTGACGATGGTGTCGGGCTTGTACTCGACCAGCGCCTCAGCGATCCAGCGCCAGTGATCCAGCGGTACTCCGGGCCGGACTTGGGCATCCGGAATGATGAAGTGCCGCTTCGGCGTGTTCACACAACGTCCGTCGTATCGTCGTCGCGCGACTCGATCCGCTCACGCAGGACTTCGGCGGGCTCGGGGAGCGGCTCGGGGTTGACCATCGCCAGCGCCTCGTCAATCAGCAGCCGCGAGTGGTACAGGTACTGCATCGCCGTGCGCAGCTTGGCCTCGACCGGGCTTACTTCATGGGCCGGCGCGGGCGCAGCGTCGCTCACCGCCTGCTTTGTGTAGGGCGGCATGTGGGCGTGCATGCTTACTCCAAAGGGCTTGCCGCGCCGGACGCCTGCCTTAGCACTTCCCGGCCATCGAACCTACGGGCATCGCGGCAAAGTGAATAAGGGGCCGGTCTGCGTCAGGGGGAACGCAGCCGGCCGGGCGCCACGTGGCACCAACGAAAAAGCCCGCCGGGGATGGGCGGGCTTGGGCCGCTCGAAGCGGCAGAACCATTGTAGAGGGGGAATCGGCAGTCAGGAAACTGCCGAATTCATCGCTCGGACCGCCGCCTGCAATTCGTCAGTGCAGCGCGTCAGAAGCCACTGGTAAACACCATCCCAGCGCGGGTAAGACTGGTGCAGCATCCCCATCCGCTCAGCGCGCCAAGTAGGACCGCGAGCCGTTCGCCCAGTGCCCTCGCATCGCGTGCATGCGCGCACCAGTTCGCCGGAAGCGACATGGCCTCGCCCGCCGCAATCCGGGCACAGCCTTGGATCACACATTTCCTCGACCACCGCATCCGCCAGTTTCGTGTATGCCGCACAGATGCTGGGCCACATTCGCGCCTTGGCCGATTCCAGCGCATGCCGGGCCGCCCTCTGGCGGTTGGTGTTCTCGCCTGCCGTGGCTACCTGGATCTGCGCCGTGACCATCGCATCGGCACGGTCGCGCCATTCGCCGAAGAGTGCCCCGTCCAGCAACCCGCGTAGCTCATGCGCGTTTAGCGCCGCACCGTCCGGCCACCACACCCGGCACAGCAGCTCCCGTCCGATGCCGGCAGGGACCATTGCCAGAGCCGCGGCAACGTCCGTGCTGGTCAGCTCCGGGATGCCTCCCGCGCCCACGTCGAAGCGGACGTTCTTCGGGTTGAGTCGCGCCATCAGCTTTCCGACGTGCATGGTTAGTCCCTCCCAGTGATCGTCGCGATGGTCGCCCAGCAGTAAGCGCGCAGCCGGTCCCGCAGCGAGGCATACCGCCACAACTTGCGCAGAGCCCTGACCGTCTCGTCGCTCAGGAGGATGGCTGTCTGTTGGTCGCCTGTGTGGAAGACAACAATGCGGCCCTTCCCGTTGTCGCTGCATGGGTGGTCCATTGCCTCGCTCACGAACACCTTCCGCTCGCTGCTCAGTTCCAGCGACCAACCGGCCGCCGTGCGCTTTTGCTCGGTGTCACTCATGGCTAACCCCCTTCAGGCGTTCGTTGTCGATTTCAAACTGTTTCCCCGGCGTGCTCATGCAGCGCGGGAAGGTGCGGCCGGTGGTGTCGCAGGCGGACTTGCCCCAGCCATGGACGGCGTTCTGGCAGACGGCGCATCCGCCCACCCGGTAGATCAGCGCCCGTGTGCGCTTGGCGATCTGGCGCTCCGTGGCGCGCTCGGGCGGGGATAGGGTCATGCTGGCTCAAGCTCCGACTCCATGAACCAGTCCTGGCATCGGCCTCCGCCGTCGTTGAACCACCTGACGGAGTACTCGATGCCATCCTTGGAGACAGTCACGGAATAGACGGTCCCAATAGCGTCATCGCTGTCGATGATTCGAACGCGGGTGCCAATGGCCCAGCGCAGGCAAACGATGTTTTTTGCGGCGTATTTAGCGTGGGTTTCAGACATTGGCGGGCTCCCGTCCCGGCACAGGTGCGGCGCCATCGGATGCCAGTAGCCGCTGCCCTTCATGCATTGCCCCATGCCTGCGGGCGGGTTGATCGGATCGGGCGCGAAATGCCGGCAGCCCTCGCACACGCAGGACCTATTCACGGGAGCGGGGCTGCCGGGATGCATGGTCAGAGCGTCACGCGCTCGCGTGCATCGGCCAGCTTCGCGCGGGCGGCGCGCAGGACGTCGGCGAGATACTGGATTTCCTCGGCGAGGTCCGATGCCATCGCAGGCCGACCCTCGGTTTCATCGTTCGCGGGCGCGATGGCGCGAAGGGCCGGTGCGATCGAGTGGATCAAAGAATCGGCGTGGTAGTGCACCTCGCTGATCTCGTTGCGCAGGTTGCTGATCGCCAGCGAAACCGGCGACTGCGGTTCGGCCTCGGTTGGCGAGCAAGGGTTACCGGCACAGCCAACTGCTTGCGTTGCGTAGTTCTTGTCCATCGCTTTCTCCAGTGATGCCGGCTCAGCCGGCGGAATGGTTGTTGGTCGGGAAGTGGGCGCAGCCTTCGCAGTGGGTGGCGGGCATCAGGCGGTCACCAGTTCGATGCGGACCGCGTAGCATCCCCGCTTGCACCGCTCCTGGTCGTACTCCCACCGGATGCGCGGATCGTTGTCCGGGATGCCGTAGGCGTCGGCCACGCCGTCACGGATGGCTTTGAAGGCGCCCTGCAAGTTGTCGCCGTCCAGCGTGCCGCTCGACAGCCGCACTAGGCGCACGGTCACGGGTAGCTCGGGGCGTTCACGCAGGGACTTGACGCTTATGCAGGCGGCTTGACGCTCCGACTTCACGCGGGCTGCTCGCTTGCGCCAGTGCTCGCGGGCATTGAGGCCGGCGACTGTCTTAATCGGTAGATCAATCGCCGCCCCGGCACGGGACAGGCCGAAGATGCCCATGAATGCGTCGGCGGTAGTGGTCATGCTTCCTCCATCGCAAGCAGGGTGCGAAATACGCCTTCCGCATGGGCGAGACGAAGCTCTGCGCGAGGTAGGCCCGTGTTGATGCGTCCGTCGATGCGGTCATGGCAGCTATGGCAGGCCCAGGCACCCAGCACGTCGGGCGGCTTGATTCCAGCCCCGCAGGTGCCAGCCAGCCGGTAGTGGGCAAGCACGGTCGTTTCGCCGCCGCCGTCGCAACCGAGCAGGCGGACCATGCACGGCTTACCCTCAGCCGCCTTACGCGCGGGCGTCATCTTCGGCTTGCTCGCCTTCATCCGCTTACCGCTCGGGGTCATGGCGGCGTAGCGCTTGAGGGGTTTGTTGGATTGCAGGGGAGTTGAGCGCTTCATGCGGCCTCCACCATGCAGCCCGCCATCGCCTCGATTCGTGCGGCGTCCAGCCCGCGCCAGTAGGTCGCCGCGATGTGCCGGCACAAGCCAGCCATGACCTCTCGAAATTCCCCGTCATCCATGCTTTCGTAGGACAGCGAGCGGGGGACGCGGTAGGTGCAGGGGCCGATACCCGGGAAGTTGATAGCGATCTCGTCGCAGCCGACGTTCGCCTCGATCTGTAGGCGCTTGAGCACGTCATGGGATTCCATGCCGGCGAAGGCGTCCAGGTTCTCGATGCAGAGCACGCCGAGTTGGTGAGCAAGCCGATGGAAGCCCGGATTGCGTGGTTTCTTCATCTCCACGAACACCAGGTCGCCCGTGTGATATGCACGCTTACGCAGGCGGGCGATGGTGAGCTGGTCGGCAGGCACCAGCGCGCCTTTCTGCACGCGCATGGCGAAGCGCTCGGGACGGCGAGGGACTTTCGTGGTCATGCCACCACCCTCCACAGCCGCGCAGGACGCCCGCCAGTGACGATGTGCGCCGGGACTACGGCCACCCTCCCCTTGCGCCTCAGGTTGCACAGATGCGCGCCAGCAATGCGCGGGTCCAGGCCAAGCTCGATGGCTACCTCTCCGCACGTCGCCGGGCCTTCGCGCAACAGGCTCAGCACGGCCGATGTCTTGCTGTCGGGGCGCATGGTCATGCGGCACCGAAGCCCGGGAGGGTCGCCGCCATCTCGCCCCCACCCGGCAGCGCGAACAGAACCTTGCCGCTACGGTCGATCTGCGGGCGGGGCAGCTTTTCGCCGCGCATAGGCGGATTGACCTTGACCGGCGCGTGCAGGACGCCGCCGTCCCACATGACCTCGAGGTGCGGGATCAGGCCATCGCGCGTGTGCGTTCCGGCGCTGGCGTTGAGGGGCCTGGCCTTGCGGCTGGCGATTCCGTAAGTGGTCATTACCTCATTCCTCGCGTTTGCTTGGCTTTCTGCGCAGGCTCAGGCGCGACCGGGAGCGGGCCGATCCAATCCTGAAGGCGCATTTCGCTGAAGGTGTTTTGCAGGCTGATGGGGCCGTCGATTCGGATGTTTCGACCCTTGGCCGGGATGACCTCGACCACGCCCTTGAGGTGGGTGTCGTGGTCGTAGTAGTCCTCGCGGTGGAGGAACAGGATCACGTCGGCCTTCTGCTCAATCTCGCCCGATTCGCGCAGGTCCGTCATCGTCGGGCGCTTTTCGGAACGCGTAGCCGCAGCTCGACTTAGCTGGGCAAGCAAGATCACCGGACAGCGCAGCTCCTTGGCGAGCGTCTTCCCCGCCTGGGCGATGCGTCCCAGCTCGTGCCGCGTTTCGCGCTTGGGATCAAGCGTCATGTCGTGCATGTGGTCCAGCACAATCAGGCGCAGCGGCTTTTGCAGATGGGCGCGGCGGGCGCGTGCCATGAACTGCTCGACCGTGAGCCCCGGCGTTTCGTCGATCAGTAGCGGCGCATCGAGAATTTGCGCGGTGGACCGTTCAAGCTTCGACCAGTACCACTCGGCGTCTGGGTCATCCTTCGCAGGGTTCTCGACCCACTCGTGCGGAAGCTCGCCCACGCAGGCCACAGCGCGAGCCATGCATTCCTCGGCGCCCATTTCCACGCTGAAGAACGCGGTATTGTCTCCACGCAGGGCGGTGAACAAGGCGACCTGTAGGCCGAATACGGATTTGCCCATGCTCGGGCGAGCGCCAACGATGTATAGGACGCCATCGCGCAGCCCCTTGGTGCAGTCGTTCAGATCCTTCCACGGCCAGGGCATCCCCAGCAGGCCGGGGCCGCGCTGGTAGCGGGCCATCAGCTCGGTGTGCATGCGCTTCATCGCGCCCTTGACCGACTCCAGGCCGCCGCGAAGCTTGCTCGCCTGCATTTGCGACAGGCCGTGCATGGTCTCAGCGATCAGGTGTTGCGAATCCGAACCGGGCTTGTAGGCGCCTTCGGTCAACTGCGTTCCGGCGTCGATCAAGGCGCGGCGGCGGGAGGCTTCGACCACGATTTCAGCGTGCGAAACGATGGTCGCGGCGCTGGCCGTGTTGTTGTCCAACTCGATCAGGTAGGTTGAGCCACCTTGGAGCATTTCGCTCAGGCCGTTGGCATCGAACCAATCCGAGATGGTCAACGAGTCCACCGCCGTGCCGCGTTCGACGAGGCCACAAATCGCCCGGTAGATGAGCTGGTGATCCTTGCGGTAGAAATCCTCAGCGGACAGCCAATCGCTAACCTTGGTCAGCGATGACGGGTCCAGCATCAGGGCACCCAACACCGCCTGCTCAGCGTCGATCCGGTGCGGCGGCACGCGCAGCATTTCCACGCCAGCGGGGGCGCGACCGGGGATGAACTGAGCGTTCATGCCTGGGCCTCCCGGTTCTCGTACTTGCCCTCGATGACCTTGACGTGATTACCCGCCTCGATCAGCCACTCGAAGTCGCAGCCGGTCCAGCGGCCATCGCGGCCCGTGAGAAAATCGGACTTAGCCACGTAGCCGAAAAATTTCTGCCAGTACTCGGCCGACTGCCGACTGGCGTCCTCGGTCCATCGTGCCTTGAGCTTCCGCTTGCGGGCGTCCGTCATCACCCGAACGGCCGGCATCATCGGCAGGTGTTCGTGGTAGGCGGCCAGGATGTCCTTGACCGGGATCGTCCGCTGGCGCTGGTCGCCTTTCTCGCCCTCGCCTTCTTGGGCGGGCGAGTCGGCGCCAGCCGACAGAGTCTTTTGCTCTTCTCTGTTCTGTATCTGTTCTAGGGCGTTACTGAAACGTTTCACTTCGTTACCGTCTTGCGTTGCATCCTGTTTCTTAGCTTCACGATGCCTGCGAACCCGCGCCGTGCTTGAATCTGAGGCGTATTGGCGCTTGCCCCAGTTGCGAAGCGTCCAGTCGTCGTTGATGAAGCCTCGTTTCTGAAACTCAGCCTTTGTTAAGGCAATTTCATCGTCAGAAATACGCAGCGCGAAGGCGATGGATGTTTCACGTTCTGTTACATGAAACGTTTCAATGCCGTTACTGCACTGAAGGCAGAACAACATGACGAGTCGGCGCTGCATGGCCTCGCTCATCATCTGGACCTTGGGGTCCGTGGCGAATTCGGCGTAGAGCCGCAGCCAATCCATCAGAGCATCCCCGCCCTTTCTTGCAGGCGACGTTCCATGCGCTCGATCTGCTGCGGCGACCGGCTAGCAATTGCCCGCCCCATGGCATGGAAGAAGTGCCGTGCCTTGGCCTTGTCGCCGGCCAGATAGGCCTCACGACAGCCACGCGCAAGCCGGTCGATTTCGCGCTCGTTCTGCCAGTCGCGGAGGCGTTGGAGGATCACGGCGCACCTCCGATCACGATGCCGTCGCGCAGGTGCTCAGCACCGAACCGCAGCGCCTTGATCGCCTCGGGCTTCTCCGGCATAGAAACGTCGCCTGTTTCGTCCTCCAGGAAGGACGCCAGGCGGTCCAGCACGGCGGCCATGCGGCAGGCGCGCAGCTCGTGGCTGACCGGACGATTCGGCAGGTTGTTGCGGATCTGCGCGGCCAATAGCGGGTCGCGGGTGAACTCAAGCGGCGCCGGCTCGTTGTCGATCACCCAGCGATGAGGTTTCGGTGTCGTCACGCTCACAGGGGCGCTGCTTGAATGAGCCTTGGGGAACTGCGCCCGGTCGGTCTTGCGGCGAAGAAAAGAGAGTTTCATGCGGCGGCCCTCAGCAGAACTTCGACGGCCATGCGGCCACGGTCGCGGGCGGTTTCCTTGCCGGACAGGCGACGGATGACGGCTTGGCGGGCGTGGTACTGCTCGACCAGCCGCAAGCCGGTTGCCAGCGTGAAGCGGCGGATGCGCTTGGCCGGCATCGACTTCTCGTTCTCAGGGTTGGCGATCTCGCTCAAGAAGCTGGAGGATTTCCAGCCGCACACGCGGGCGATGGCGCGCAAGCTCATGCCGTGCTGCTCTCGGGCGTAGTCGATACACCAGCGCACGGCGTCCGCCTCGCTCTGGCACGCAGTCACCACCTCGTCCGGGGCGTCGATGGCCTCGGGCGGGAACGGGGTAACCCCATGAAGCGCAAGCTGTTTCATTCCGTGGTCTCCAGCTTTCTCAAGTGTTCGCGTGTGTTCGCAAAATCGTTGGGGCGAAATAAAAGGCGAGGCCGCGAACGGCTCGCCTTTAGGGTTAGGAGGTCTTGTGCTTGGAGCGCTTGCTTGGCTTCGACGCGCCGAACACGTCGGGACGAAGAAGCTCAAGGAACTGTCGGCGTGCGCGAGGGATGCCGTTGGTTCGCCACTGGCTCACGCTCGGCTGTTTCACCTTGCAAAGGTTGGCTACGGCGGTAGTGCCGCCCAGCGCGTCGATGATCTTGGAGTCGTCCATACGGTCATGATCTTAGGCATTCCTACGGGCCGCGTCAATAGGCATTCCTATGG